CGACTGCGACGGCGAGGGCGATCCGGTCGAACTGGCAGAACGCCGGACCGCCACGTTCCCACGTCGGAAGATTTTTTATAACTCGACGCCGCTGGTTAAAGCCACCAGCAGGATATACCAGCACTACCTTGCCGGTGACCAGCGTCGGTTTTTCGTTCCCTGCCCACACTGCGGAGCGTACCAGACCATCGAGTGGAGCCGGATCGATTTTTCTAAAAAGGGCACAGTCAAAAAACCGGTTCTGATTTGCGAGCACTGCGCCGAGCCCATCGAGGAGCGGCACAAAACCGAGATGTTGCGCCACGGCGAATGGCGTGCGCAGAACAAAGACGGGGCATATCCGAGTTTTCACCTGTCGTCGCTGTACTCACCGCTTGGCTGGTACAGTTGGGCCGATATCGTCAAAAAATTTAAGAAGGCACAGAAGGATGGGCCCGAGCTGCTCAAGGTTTGGGTGAACACCTGCCTCGGCGAACCGTGGGAAGACCAAGGCGACCAGGTAGAGTGGCACTGGCTGATGAAGCGCCGCGAGAAATACGCCGCAGAGGTACCTGCCGGCGCACTGGTGCTGACGGCGGGCATCGACACGCAGGACAACCGGCTTGAGGTCGAGGTCGTCGGATGGGGCGTCGGTAACGAGTCGTGGAGCATCGACTATCAGGTTTTTCGAGGCGATCCGGCGCAGGGTGACGTATGGAAGATGCTGGACGATTATCTGCTGCGTCCGTTTGTCCACGAGTCCGGCACCGAGGTGTATATCGCCGCCGCCTGCCAGGATACACAGGGGCATTTTACGCAGACCGTGCAGGACTGGTGCAAGCCGAGAGCGATGCGCAGAATCTGGCCAATCAAGGGCGAATCAGGCAGCGGCAAGCCTCTCGTTGGGCGCCCGTCGAAGAACAATGCGGCGCGCGTAGAGCAATTCCCCCTAGGGGTTGATACCGGCAAAGAGCTGATATACGCTAGATTGCAGATAGACGTACCAGGCCCTGGATACTGCCATTTTCCGGAAGGCCGCGACGAGGAATATTTCAGGCAACTGACAGCTGAAAAGCGGGTCACGAAATACCGCCACGGTCGCCCGGTTTTGACATGGGTGGTTAGCCGGCAAGGCGGCGCACGAAACGAGGCCCTTGACGTTAGGAACTACGCACAGGCGGCACTGCGGATCCTGAACCCTGACCTCGATGCGCTGGCAAAACGCGGGCCGCTGGTCTTGGATTACACCAGGGCGAGGAAACGTCGATCGAAGGGCGGGAAGGTGGTTCGGTCACCGTATCTCGACTGATTTTTGCGCCTGGTGGTTCACATCGAGTGAACCGATACGCACACGGAGAGTGAACTGCATGGCATACACGCAGACAGACCTCGACAACGTGAGAGCAGCCATTCTAGCGCTTGCCACAGGCGACCGCGTTACGTCTGTGACGTTCAGCTCTGGAAAATCTGTATCTTACGGTCAAGCGTCGCTGCCGGAGCTACGCGATCTCGAATCAAGCATCGCCAGCTCTGTCGGCACGAAAAAACGGTTTGTCATGGCCACCACCTCGAAGGGGTTTTAACACGGATGGGCGTCGCGATCGTCGCACCGAAAATAAGCGATAAACAACTCGAAACACTGCGTGCCGCCGGCATGACACCGATCATCGCGCCGCGGGCCAGTGCGTTCGAGGGCGCAAGCACATCGAGGCGCATGCGTGGCTGGGGAACCAGTGGAGTTGGTCCTAACTCGGCTATTTCTGGCAGCCTGTCGAACCTGCGCAACCGGTCGCATGAGTTTGTCCGCAATCATCCCTTGGCACAGAACGCCATCGATACGTGGGTGTCGAATCTGGTCGGGACCGGCATTGTGCCTCGCTGGAAAATCAACGGCATGGTTTCGCAGGAACTCAAAGAGAGATTGCAAAAACGCTGGCTGCGCTGGACTGACGAGGCAGACGCAGCGGGCCAGTGCGACTTCTATGGCCTGCAGGCGCTGGCCGCTCGATCCATCGTTGAGGGCGGGTCGGCCCTTATCCGCCGTCGCGACAGAATGACAGCTGATGGCCTGCAGGTCCCTTTGCAGTTGCAGGTCATGGAGCCCGACCACCTTCCTCACAGCCTGACGCAGATGCACACCAACGGCAACGAAATCCAGATGGGCGTCGAGTTCGACTGGATCGGGCGACGTGCCGCCTATCACATCTATCGCCGCCATCCTGGCGATCAGTTTTTTAACGGCGACGCATCGACTGTGCGTGTCCCTGCGCAGAACATGATCCACGCGTTTCGGCAGTTGCGGCCTGGGCAGATTCGTGAAATCCCCTGGTTGTCGACTATCGTAACGTCGCTGTATGAGCTGGACCAGTACAACGACGCCGAGCGTGTTAGAAAAAAAATCGCCGCCATGTTCGGGGCGTTTATCACCTCCGCTGCCGACGACAGCGGCAGCGACATCGGCAGCGACGAAGGCGAGGACGCAGCAGGCAGAGCCCTGGCTGGGCTTGAGCCTGGCATCATCCGATATCTGGACCCCGGCGAGGACGTGCGTTTTGCCGAGCCGGCAGACATCGGCGGGAATACCATCGCCTGGCTGCAGCAACAGTTGCGCGAGTGCGCCGTCGGTGTTGGGCTGACGTATGAGCAACTGACTGGCGACCTGTCAAACGTGAATTACTCCTCTCTGCGGGCAGGGCTCGTCGAGTTTCGGCGCCGCTGTGAGGCCCTTGTTTTCCACGTCATGGTGTTTCAGATCAATCGCCCGATTGTTGGCTGGTGGATGGACGCCTTGGCAAGATCCGGAGCTGAGTCGCTGCCCGGTTATTGGCAGAATCGTGCAGAATATCTCGACATCGAGTGGCAGGGTTGTGGATGGGAGTACGTCAATCCGGTTGACGACCGCATCGCCGAGCAGATGGATATACGGAACGGCCTGGACAGCCGACAGGCGATCATTGCCCGCCGTCGCGGACGTGATGCCGAGGAGGTCGACAAGGAAATCGCAGAGGATAACAAGCGGGCCGACAGCCTTAGGCTGGTGCTCGATAGCGATCCGCGCCAGACGGCACAGTCCGGAGCGTTGCAGAAAGCGGCAGAGGCGGCAGTTATGGGAGGCAAAGAGTGAAACTAATCAGAATCGCAGAGACGATTTTCAACACCCCTCTGATGATCGCCGAGGATAAATGGAACGGCATCTTGCATGTTATCGGTCCACGTTTCGACCTCGATACGTCCTCGCTGCCGAAAGTCGAGGCTCGAGAGGTGTCGGAAACGGAGCGCAGCTGCGCAGGTTATGTCGTGCGTAACGGAATCGGCATTATCGGAATCCATGGGCCGCTCATGCACCGCCTGCTGGCGAGTGATTACCCAAGCGGAGGGCCGACCACCTATGCAGATATCCGGTGCGCGTTCGACACCGCCATGGATGACGATACAGTGCAGCAGATTGTCATGGACATCGACAGCCCTGGTGGTGAGGTGAACGGGGCCTTTGATCTTGCTGATCACATCTATCAGTGCCGTGGCAAAAAGCCGATCACGGCGATGGTAAACGAAAGCTGTTATTCAGCTGCGTACCTGATCGCTTCGGCTGCGAGCAAAATCATTCTCCCGCGGACTGGCGGTGCCGGCTCTATCGGAGTTATAGCGACACACGTTGACCAGAGCGTCTGGAACGAGAAAACAGGCCTTGCCGTGACGCACGTTTTTGCTGGCGCACGAAAGGCCGACATGACTCCGCATCGTCCATTGTCAAGTGAGGCAATGGAGCGACTGCAGGAGATGGTTACAGATACATATAAGCTGTTTGTTGATACCGTGGCACGTAATCGCGGCATGAGCAAGCAGGCTGTAATTGATACCGAGGCCGGTATTTATGCCGGCAAAAAAGCCGTCTTCGTTGGGTTGGCCGACGAAGTTGCGACGGTAGATAAAACCATGGCCAGGTTGGCCAGAACGAGAGGAGGCATGACCATGCCCGGAGCAAAAGCCGAGCAGGACCAGGCAGCCACCACGGAGGCCACTCCTGCGACCGAAAAAATGTTTACCCAAGCAGACCTTGATGCGGCTGTGACCGATGCTAAGGTCGGCATGATTTCCGAGGCTGACGCCAAGCAGCTGGCAACCAAGGCCGCAGCCGCCGAGCGCACCCGCATCATGGCGATTCACGCCAGCTGCCAGGGTAGCAACGCAGGCAAGATGTTCGTCAATCTGGTCAACGACGGCTGCACTGAGCAACAGGCAAACACCCGCATCCAGGACGCACTCGCCATGGCCAGCGACGCGCTCGACATCCAGAGTCACCATGGCGGGGGTGGAGGCGCACCGAAGGCCAAGATCGACACCGCGGAAATCTACAGCCGCGTTAAATAACCGTTTTTGCGCCCAGTGGTTCACTTGATATGAACCTGGACGCCACACACCGTGGAGGAAAACAAAATGCCTGAATTGACCGAAGGAATGCATGCAGGCGAATTCATCGCCAGCGAGGCGAACGGGTCGCGCAGCCGCGAGGTCGTGACCATCGATACCGGCGATCTGGTAGCCGGACAGGTGCTCGGCAAGATCACCAAGGGTACCGCAGCTGGCGCTGCCGTAGTAGGGAATACCGGCGACGGTACCATCACCGAGGCTCCGACCGTTGCTTCCGGGGCGAAACCTGGCGTTTACAACCTGACCTGTATCGAGCCCGCAGCCGATGCCGGCGAATTTATCGTCGAGGATCCTGACGGTATCCACATCGGTGTGGCCGTTGTCGGTACCGAATTCGCGGCTGGCGGCCTGACGTTCACCATCGCCGATGGCGCGACGGACTTCGCAGCCGGTGACGCGTTTACCATCACCGTTGCCGCTGGTTCCGGCAAATATGTCGCCTACAACCAGGACGGCACCGACGGTTCCGAAGTGGCCGCAGCCATCCTGTACGACAACACCGACGCCAGCACTGCCGATCAGGAGGCCGTGGCAATCGTCCGTGACGCAGAGGTCAACGGCAACGATCTGACCTGGCCGTCAGACATCGAGGACGCCGAGAAAACCGCAGCCATCGCGCAGCTCGCCGAGCTGGGCGTCATCGTCCGCTAAGGGCGGGGGAGGTAAATAAACATGATTTTGGATATTTTTAGCCAGGACGCATTCGGGGCTGTTGAGCTGACGAATGCAATCAACAAGCTCCCGTTTATTCCCGGGCGCGTTGGGCAGTTGGGTATTTTTGCAAATCGCGGAGTGGCCACCACGGCTGTGTCAATCGAAGAGCGCGAAGGTGTCCTTTATATGGTGCCTACGAGTCAGCGCGGCGCTCCTGGGACGCAGAACAAGACAGGAAAAAGAACCCTGCGCAAACTGGCGATCCCGCATCTGCAAGTCAACGATACAATTCTTGCCGACGAGGTACAAAACGTCAGGTCGTTCGGTTCGGAAAACGAACTCCAGAGCCTGCAGATGGTTGTAAACCAGCGCCTCGAAACAATGGCACAAAGCCTTGACGTCACGATTGAGCACCTTCGTCTTGGCGCTATCAAGGGGCAAATCTTGGATAGCGACGGCAGTACCGTTATTTACAACCTGTTCACCGAGTTTGGTGTGTCGCAAGAGCCCGAGGTCGATTTCGACTTGGACAACGCAAACCCTGCCGCTGGGGCATTGCGGAAAAAGTGCGCCTCGGTTATTCGCAAAATCGCCAACAACCTTGGCGCAGCGCCGCTTACTCGCGTCCATGCGTTGTGTGGCGACAACTTTTTCGACGATCTCGTGGCTCATCCCGAAGTTCGGGAAACCTATCTCAACCAGTCGCAGGCCTCAGAGCTTCGCGAGGGTTATGTCTACGGGACTCTGAATTTTGGAGGCGTCACTTTCGAGAATTATCGTGGTTCCGTTGGCGGCACGTCGTTCATTGACACAGACAAGTGCCACCTGTTCCCCGTTGGCGTCCCTGGGTTGTTTATGAATTTTTTCGGGCCTGCCGATTATGCCGAGCGCGTCAACTCGATCGGGCTTCCGCGCTACGCAAAACAGGCCGCCGACCCCATGTTTAACAAATTTGTTTCTCTTGAAGCCCAGTCGAACCCTCTGCCGATCTGCACCCGTCCTAAGGTGCTGATGCAAGGCAAGCGGACCTAAGCAGTAATTTCGTAACCTAACGGGGCCGGGCAACCCTCGGCCCCATTTTTGGAGTCGCCATGCCGTTTGCCAAAGCAGCCGCAGACATGATCGCAAAGCTCGGCGAGGACTTCACGTATATCACCGAGGCCGGCGAGGAGACAACCGTGCGCGGCGTGTACGAGGACCAGTATCAGGAGGTCGATCCTCAGACGCAGGTGGCTGTCATATCACAGCAGCCGATGCTGTTTTGCCGGCTGCAGGATCTGCCGGAAACTCGCGGGCGAGGCGACCGTATCACCGTCCGCGGCGAAACATACCGGGTACGCGAAGAACAGCCCGACGGATACGGAAACACAGACATTTACCTGCACAGGGTTTAATTGATGAGGAGCCAGCACCAGAGAACCATAATTCGCAACGCAGCAAAAGCCATTCTCCTGGCGGCACAGACCGACTGTGGGGAGCGCGTTTTTGCCAGCCGTGCGCGGAAGCTCTGGCAGCATGAATTCCCGGCTATGCTGGTCTACACACTGTCGGAGGATTGCAGCGGACACGACTCGGCTCCACGTGAAGTCAAGCGGTCTCT